TAGGCTATAGTGAATATCTTTCTTTGTGTCTCAGTGGGTGAACTCTCATCGTTTCAGCCACACCGAGGCAAAAACCAGGCCTCAACCCAACCCCAAAAAATGGGCTCTAAAACCTCCAAAATCAGCAACGAAACCGACCCCTACAAAGATGAAAGGGTGGAAATGATTCCAGATGCATCACACCTAGGTCCACTATTTTGTAAAAGCTGTTGGTTTGAAAACAAAGGGCTGATTGCATGTCACGATCATTATCTCTGCCACAAGTGTCTGACCGTTTTATTAACTGTCAGTGAGAGATGTCCTCTCTGTAAACATCCCCTGCCAACCAAGGTCAGGCTGAGCACACTACCAACTTGTCCAGCTGAGTGAGTCAAAGTTCCCCCGCACAGTCAACCGATCTCCATCCCAAACAAGTCACCTCCCTCCCCCCCCGGGGGGACCCCCCGCCGGGTGCCCCCCCGGGGGAGCAGTGAAGGACAGGTCAAAGAGCCCTAATCAATGTCTTCCACCCCTGGAGACCAACCCAACTCTTCACACTGGACACCCCTCAACCTTTTGCTTCCGTTAGAACAGGCAACCATCACCTTCCCCAAACTGTTACTATAGCACAACTTGTGTGTTTTAAACTCACACCAGCCTTCTATACCTTGGAAGCACTGGTTTATGATGCCAATTGCATCAACACCATCTTTGGAGCTCAGAACACCCAACATGTCCAAGCTCTCAAAAGACCTTTTACTTCTAAGTCTATCTTTAATAATGTTATGTAGCGACTTAATAAATATATCAAAGTGATCATCCAACAGTTCATCCATAAAAACCCTGAAGTCATCATCATTGATATCAACAACAATGTCAATCATTCTATGCTCTCCTTCCCATAGGGAACCCTGTCGAACAACAATTGGCTCATACTCCCACTCAGGACCTACCCTCACCATGTCCTCTTTCAGAACACTCATCAATTCTTTGGTCAGCACAACTTTGCAAACCAAAACTGAATCCCCATCTACTCGCTCCACAAAATAATCAGAAACATTAGACATTGATATGAACCAGTGGGCCTCTCCTATTTTTAAGGTTTCATCAGCCTTGACCAAGTTCCAACAATCCATCAAGTACTTGTCGTCTGTCTGACCACTGTACTGGACCCCAAGTGAACTAGGAATAAATCTGTTGCCCTCCGCAATTGACCCTCTGAATGATAAGATCAAGTTAAACGTTTGAGCATAAGATTCCCCTTGACTTTTAATTCTAAATCGTATAGTTACCAGAATTTCAATGGAGCCAGGCTTCAGTCCCTTCAGTGCATCCCAAAATGCGCCAAGACTCTCATACACCCCAGTCTCCGTCAGTCCAGATGCAATCAATTGACTGAGATTAAACACAGGATTCTCTATGACATAAGTCAAGTGTGAAAACCCCATGAACAAGTCATATCTGTACATAGGTCTTTCAATCCCCTTGTAAATAACCTTCTCAACAAATGTTGCAAAAGGACCCAACATCTTAAGTCCCTCACTCTCTGGCAAAGAGGTCCTATGAGGAAACCAACTGAAGGAACCTAATGTTCTGGAAGTTGCAACAAAGGATCTCAAATAAGACTCAAAGAATAACTGTTTCAAGAAATTTTTGCAAATGTCCTCCGAGCATACTACCCTTTGGTCCACAAGAGTTGTATTCTGTCTTTCATGCATAACTGCTAGGTCACTACTCAAAACAGTGTACAACTCTTCTCTTTTCCACTTCACAACGTGTGACACTAATGAGAGAGCCTCACAATTCACATCTAGGACTACACACAAATCTAAAAATTTTATCCTTGGGGACCATTTCATCTTTGTAGCTGCCAGATCACTCATAAATGGTAACAAATATTTTTCAAAGACATCAGGGTAAAGTCTTCTTATAGAATGTATAATATGATTGTAGTTGACTCTATCCTCAAGAATTCTGGTGCTAGAAGGTCTAGTTGGGAAGTAATCACAACATCTAAATTTTATAACTTTGCTGACAGTTTTAATCTTTGGCTCACCCAACACCCAAGGCCCAATTTCCAAAGCTGTTGAAAGCCCGATACAGAAATAATCCCAAAGTATTGGTCTCAGAAGTTGTACAACCCAACAGTCATCAATTGATTTTAGATCTGTGTTTAATTTCCAAACCTGCATCCCCTCTATTGTTAATGGAACAACACCCTCAACCTTTTTCAGACAGTTGAGAACCGACTTTATATAATGAGTTCCCCTGTCACTATCTCTAACACATTTGCTTCCTATTGTTTTACACAATCCAACAAAACCAGATGCAATTGAACTTTGGAAAGCACTCCTATTTATAGACTCTGAGAGCAACTTCTGAGCACCTTTAGTAAAATGTTGAGACAATTTGCTCTGTAATGTTTTAACAATTGTAGGGAGTTTCTCATCCTCCACATTGACGATTCCAGGATACAATACCTTCTGCCTCAGGACCATTCTCAAAGGCATACAGGCTGACAAGTTCAACCAGCCTATTGAGAACAGGTCTGTATTTCCCACTTCAACACCAAACATGGAGCAAATCTTGTACAAATTCTGATAGATGTCCCCTGAAAGGAATGAGGCGGTGAACTCCTCATGTAGTTTGCCCTGTTTTAATTGATTATACAATTTCCTCATTATGGATCTAATCAATTTGGTGCCTTCTGGGTCAATCCTCTCTATATTCCTCATAATTCTATAACCTCTATTTCCATCCACCCAGTCTTTAGCATCACTATGGACATTAAGTAGAAACGGGTCAATAGGGTACTGAGAGTATTCCAGCAATCTAATCACTCTCAACTGAATCAAGTTACAAAGCTTGAGTGGAACACCATTTGCAACACACTGATCAATGATAGTGTCTATAGTTTCTGACAATTGGTGAGGCTCTTTACATTTTATGTTGTGTAAAGAGGCAGCAACAAACTTAGTGAGCAAAGGTACTTCCTCACCCCATACAAAGAACCTTGACTTGAACTCAGCAACAAACCTTCCAATAGAACTCTTAGGACTAACAAATTTGTTGAGCTGATCACTGAGATAATAATGGAAATTTAAAATAACCTCCACAAGTTCATCTTCATCCTCTGCCAATTTTGATATAGAGGGTCCAAAAAGGGTGATTTGATCATCACTTGATGTGTATGACTCAATTGTGTCTGGAAAGATCAACCTCAAACAATAATTTATGAACCTCTCTGAAATCAATCCATAGAAATCAGATGTGTTGTGCAGGATACCTTGCCCCATATCTAGTACAGAAGATATATGAGACGGTATGATATTGGAGTCAAAGGATGAGAAGAAGAATGCTTCCGTCTCAGTTATACTAGAGTTTTTCATGAGGCCTAGACCTCTTTTCAGATATGACTTCATCATTGCGTTGACTACATTGAATGGTATTTCAACAATTTTATGAATGTGCCATGACAACAATGTTGTGATGTATTCCTTACTTGAATTGCAATCAAGCCCCATTGATGGTGCTAGTTTAATGTTTTGTAAACAAGCAATAAAAAGCAATGGACACATCATAGGTCCCCACTTACTATGATCCATACTATAACTTAAATTGGCCAAAGAAACATTGAGTTTCATGGAGATTATTGCATTCTCAAATTCTTTTTCATTATTTAGGCAACTCCCTTTAAACTGATTGGTAAAGGCCTCAAAGTAATCTTCGATCAACCTTGTGAACATCTTTGTTCGAAGGTCCCCGATATACAACTCTCTATTACCACCTACTTGTTCTTTATAGGATAATGCGAATTTTAAGCGACCTGTGTCAGGTGATACTGAATTGTAAGATTGTGGCGATTCCTCTGAATAAAAACAGAGATTTTTAAGTGCAGAGCTTGTGAAGTTATTAAGTGACAAGGCCTTGCTAATGGCTTCAGAGTTGCTTTCACGCTCACTCAGTCGAACACCTTTCTGAAACTCTTCCATATCAAATTTGTAATTGATCGTCTTTCTTTTATAGTGTGAAAATCTGCCTACCATCTTGTCTGCATGCATCTGCAACAAGATTAATTTAAAACATGAGAAATACTGCTCATCATCAAGAAACTTCTTACATAATGCTTTTGACATATCCTTAATGGACACTAAAGAACTACTCTCCCTTAAAAAATATTTACTTGAAATCTCATTATCAGAGTACAATGAAGTGCAGATGTTCTGGTAAAAATGATCATCAAAAAGTGTAAAATCAAACTCTTCTACAGGGTGCCTTGTGATTTCAGATAAGATTAACTGATATTGTAGTTTGTCAATATTTGCCTTGAACAAATCTGACAAACAAGGCTTTACTTCCTTGGTTGCTTGATTACTAGCATCCAAACCATATCGCGACACAACGTCATCCACAGCGTCCTTGATCCTTTGATAATAATCTGATTGTTGGCTATCAAAGACGTCAGAAACATCTGACCATTCTGCATCTGATTCTCTTTTGTTCTTTTGCAGACTTCCTTTTTTGTCCCCACCACCTAAGACCAGCCTGGAAATTATTTTCTGAACCTTATAATCATAGTCACTCTTTAGAAGGCAATGTCTTCCTTTTCTATGGAACACCTCACTTATCTCACAGACTGCATTGCTAACAATCTTATTAAAGTTGTAGTCTAAAACTCTTTGACCTTGTTCGTATTTGTTAACAACAACGCTCTTGTTACTTGCTAGGTCAAGTGCTGTTGCGCAACCACTCACCATCAATGGGTCTTTAAACTTTGATAATGTTTCAGATTGTTCATAAAGTAGACCCTGGTTGAAAGCCGAGAGCATGCAAGAGAATAATTCTCTAGAAACACCGGGGACTCCAAATTCAAATTTTTCATCTTTACATGTTGATTTATTGAGAAATTTTTCCCCTAAGGTTATCGTATCCAATAATTCTTCCTCACTCGGAACATCCTTAGAATTCACATTAACAGACCCAAATTTGATCTTAGGTTCAAGGAACTTCTCAAAACACTTAATTTGATCCGTCAGTCTGTCTGGAGTTTCTTTGGTGATGAAGTGGCACAAATATGATGTATTCAAAATGAATTTGAAAACATTTGAGAACACTGTTTTCTTAGTGTCAACCAAAAGCAGTCTTAACAAACATCTTAACAATCTAAAGAGCACATATTCAATTGGGGTTATCAATGTTTCCTTCAACTTGTCCAATAGAGATGTTAAATGATATTCAGAAGAATAAGCCATGATAAAATATCTCAAATTTTGTAGGAGTTTTTGAGCTCTTTTAGTTGGGTGACTTAATATGAGCACTACAATGAATTTCAAAACTGCATTAATCTCTTTCAAATTCTGAGTGACTTCACCGCTTTCAATTATCCAACTCATCATTGTTGTTATCATTTCTGACAAAATGTTATGCGAGAATATAGGCACAAAGTACCTTTTTGGGTCTGCATAAAATGATGACACATGGCCCAGTAATGAACTATTTATTGAGTAACATTTGGAACCTTCACCAGTCTTTTGATACAATAATGAGAAGGTGCCCTTTGGGGTTTTTAAAGTTTGATAATATGATTCTTTGCAATGCACTATGTCATATCTATTTTTACCCACTTCATTTTGCCTGAGCTTTGCTGTTGACGATGTCTTCATTGAGTTGATGAGTCCTAGGGACAAAGATGACAACATTAAAAAGTCACTTGCTGTGTCCACTGAAAATTCTTCCAATTTGTATGAATAATCAGTCGATTCGAGTTTTCTATAGTACATGGATGGTTGCACACCCTCCATTTTAAAGTCCTCAATTTGCTCCAATGTAACAGAGTGATAAAAATCAGGTGAAACAAAATATGTCTCAAAGGATAGATTTACTGATTTCAATGCCTTTGAGATCTTCAGCATAACTTTCCCAATAAGCTCATGTAATATAGTGTTCAATCTAGTCATTTCATTCTCAGTAGCCACGGCTGTCTTCGCAGTTCGCCTTTTGAGCCACTTCATCAGGTCCTCCTTAGTGGCGTTGAGGCTGACTAATCTATCATTAACACTCAAGAAAGAGTTCCCAAGCCAACATTCAATGGGGTAAGTGTTGTCTCCATGTTTGATATATGACAACAGCACGATGGTATCCAACATCAGCATGAATTTCCTCCTAGTATTAAAGACTTTCAAGCTCTTGATCTTATTCAACAGCCTGATTACATTTAACGGCAGGCAGTTGCTTGTATCACTTTGGTTGTAAATAGACTCTTTAGACTCTTGGTTTTCAAATTTAGCATAGACAAACCTCAATATTGGGGATGAACTTATCCCTTCTCTTATCAATTCCCACACATCGTCTGTAGGAGGGAGACCTTCCTTCTCATAAAGGTCCCCAAACTCTCTTAATAGTTTTTCTCTGTCTGTCCTAATGATCCTTTTCTCTAATTTACCACTTTGTAATTTATTGTGGAACACATTGTATTCCTTCTCTAACAAGGTTTTTATTTCCAATTCAGTCATCATGTTGTTGATACCTTCGTGACATATTGACAAAATGTCCTGATGGTGTTGTGCTCTACAGTCTTTTAAAACATTGATACTATCAATACCTGAGGATCTTGATGCTGTGTTTGTCAGTGATTCAACCAATCTAGCATATTCTGACTCCTCAAACAGTGCAGTGGACTCTTGAGAATACTCTAATAGTGTTGTCAACAAATATTTTAACCTGTCGCAGACCCATTCAGGCATCAAACTTGTGTAATAGTTCACCCTACCATCTACTAAAGGAATCATTTTGACACCTATGTTTAGTAAGTCATTCTTTAATGCAGACAATTTAGTGAGATCTTCTGAATATTTCACTTCAAAGTTTGCTGTATTATTACGGACAAAGCATTCCAACAATATTAATGTGCTTCCAATCAATTTGTATCCATCAGGAACAACAAAAGGTAATCCCGGGCAGAGGATCTTGTTCTCTAATAGGATGACTTCAACAGATTTGTTGTCCGTATTGTGATTACAGCCATTCTGTTCGCACGAGTCAATTTCTATACAAAGAGATAGAAGTTTAAGACCTTCTATCAAGATAAACTTCGGTTCACTCTGTGACAAAAGTGTCAACCGCTGTCTGCTAATTCGAACATCTTCTCTGAGATAAGTGCAAACCAAATGTTTGATCTCACTTACCCTCTCTTCCATGGCGCAATCCTTAAAGCCTAGGT